CCGATGAACGCCTTGGTCGAGGTGTTGCTGGTAGCGTAGTCGTTCGTGCCAACGGTTGCGCCGTTAAAATAACGACCAAGCTGAACCAGGTCCGTGTCCATGCGACGAGCCAGGGCGTAACCAGCGTCTTCCGTGTAGAAAGCGCGCAGGCTGGTCAGGGCTTGCACTTCAACGATGTCCTCGATCAAGCGGCTGTACTCAAAGTGCTTGTTGATCAGCACTTGAATATTGGTGTCGCTCTCTGCAATCAGAGTAACGGCATCGGTAGCCACCTTAGCGTTGGCGGTGCCACGAGCGGGGGACGGGATGTTAACGGTGTCACCCTTCTTGCCTTTGAAAGACATACGCTTGACCAGATTGGCCAGAACGAGGTTCTTTTTAAAGGCGGCAACAATTTCATCACTCCAAATTTCGGGGATGAAGTTTGCTGCAGAAGTGGTGGTAACCGCATTGTTCGGTGCGAAAGCAGTGTTTGCCATGTTAAATCTCCAAGAAACAAAGGTTGTTTACTTGACTCGCCCCTCGGAATAGGCTTGCATGATCTCGTCACTCAAAGCCTCATACCTAGCAGGGTCCGTCATTTTTAGCCGAATCAGGTCGGCACGTCTATAAACCCTCTTAGAACTCTCTCCAGATCCACCAACATCAACTTGTGCGGCTTTCATTGATTTAGCCCTACTTGCATCGCTTGCTTGCTCTGCTTGCTTGGACTTCACCCCGCGCAGTTGCTTGAAGGTCGACAACAGTTCGTTGGCAGAGTCATAGTCAAACTCAGAATCGGCCTTCGCGTAGAGCGCCAAACGAACAGATGAACCTTTCACCCAGTTCTGGAACTCCGAGTCGCCAACCACTTGTGTGTAGTCGGGATGCTCTTGCGTCAGCTTCTGCTGAATCTGCAGCCTCTTGAACTCCATGCTGGCCTGACGGGCAGCAAGGACATCAGGATGCTTCTCTATGGTTGCCTGAACCGCCTTTTGAGGATTCTCAAAGAAGTCTACTTCAGGTTCTTCCTGTTTTGCTGGTTGCTTAGAACTGATGTTCTGCTTTATAAGCTCATCTGCGAGTTTTCGGACCTCACCGACCTCTTGGGCCTGTTTACCAATCAGCTTTTCAGCCTCCTGGTGCATCCGAATGATCTCTTCCAAACTTTTGTCCCTGTACTTTTCAGGGAGTTCGGACTTCGCCGCCTCGACTTCAAGTTCGCCTAGCTCGTCAGGTTCTTTGTCAATCAGCATGTTTTTTCCTGCCAAAAATGGTTGTAGGAGATTCAACTCGGTCCAATGACTTATGAGTTGGCTTTGCGCTCCGCATTCAACTTTTCGATGTGCTTGCGCTCAAACCGACCATGTTCGCTCGGAAAAGCACCAGACCATCCTTCAAGTTTGAATTTAGGAGCACTCATGATGCGATGGGCGATGCCACCACACCCACACTGAACAGTAGCTGTCTCATAACCAACTAGCTTCTCAGTGCGCTGTCCGCATTCGCAGACAAATTCATACATTCTTCGCATTCAAGTCCTCGTATGCGTCTTCGCTGACCTTTTTCAAGGTTTTTAGCCAAGTAAGAATGGAAATCTCACCTTTACGAAATTGTAAAGCCTTTTCGTCAGGGATACTACTTACATTGTTCATAGATGCCAACATATTGTCAACATCTTCCATCAAATCGGCCCATCCAGGCTGTGACAACAGGTCAAATCTGTCTTCGTAGTAGCGTTGTAGCTCTGGAGTCACTGGTTCATTCCTTCAAGAAGCGCCCAAATAACGGCTGCAATCGATCCCAAGGCGACCAATAGGCCGACAATGATAATAAAAAGCTCGTCCATTTCCTCTTTTTTGCGTTTGTCAGCCTCTTTTTTGCGTCTAGCAGCGTGCGCTGCATCTGCTTCCATCCTTTGCGCCCTGGCTGCAATTCTGGCCCAAACGTCCATTTTGTTGGACTGAAAGAACAGCATCTTTACCTGCTCTTCAAACTCACGAGCTTGTTCAAGCGCCATTTCTAGCTCCAAAGCCTTGCCCAATGCGCTGCCCTTAAACTCGCCACGCTGAGACTTTTGGACGACCTCAATCGCATCAGCTTTGGCATCAAAATACTTGCCCAACACCGGCCCGAGCGATGTCACATCGTCAACAGTTGCAGAGACTTTTTTTACAAGCTCAACGGCTGACGAGATGGCTGCGAGTGCGGTTATTGGATCAATCATTTCAGCCGCCTTTAAAGTGTCCTACTAGCCATGCTACAGCAGCACCGACTGAACTGGCAATAGTCATCCCCATCCAGAAACCACCTTTGCCCTTGTTGGCGAGCGCGAGCAACTCCTCTATCTGACCTTCCATCTTGTCGATCTTCTTGTCCATGTTCTGGACACGCTCCCAAAGTACACCGTACTTGATTGGGTCAATTTCTGTTGGCTCCACGATGCTCTCCACTTAAACCACAACCCATCTCTGGTTAGATGAGACGGTGACAGTAACGCCACTAGCTATCGTTACGTTTCCTGCGCTAAGACCATTTTGACCAGAGGCAATCGTATAGCTCGTAGAAATAGTTGAGCTATTGACCATAATGCCGTTGTCTGCAACTAATACAGATGATTCAAGTTCTCCAGTACTTGGTTTGTAAAGCAATTTTGCATTGCTGGTATACGCTGTTGTGATCGTGCCAGAAGTAGCTGCTGAAAACAACGGATAGAGAAAACTGCTAGTGCTCGTGTCATTAGAGATCGTTGTACTAGCAGTGGCCCATGATGTATTGGTTCCATCTGTAGTGAGAAACTTCCCAGACTGAGATGACTGGCTAGGTACAAGAGCGTTGAACGCAGCGTTAGCAGTTGTCTGGCCTGTACCACCATTGGCAATCGGCAGTGTGCCAGTGACTTGGGTTGCTAGGCTCACACCAGAAAGAGTGCCCCCAAGAGTAAGGTTACCACTAGAGGTAACCGTGCCACTCAAAGTAATTCCATTTACCGTACCAGTGCCACCAACAGAAGTGACAGTACCAACGTACTGATCGTTTGATGTGACCGTGAAGTTAGGGTATGTCCCAGAGATGCTGGTAGTACCAGCCCCGGTCAGCGAAACGGTTTGATCTGGCGCACTGTTCGTGATCGTTACCGTGTCTGTGCTGTCGTTTGTAGTGATTGTGATGCCGGTGCTAGCGGCCAGCGTCAGCGTGTCATCATTCGTGTCTGCAACAACAGTGCTTTGCCCAGCAACGGCTACGTTCTTAAAGATGTTTTGAGACGAGCCACGATCCGAATTAGTGATCGTGAAGTTGGGATACGTCCCAGATGTGCTGATCCCAGTGCCAGCAGTAAGCGCAACCGTCTGATCCGGTGCACTATTGGTGATCACACCCGTCGAAGTGCTGTAGCTAATGCCTGTGCCAGCACTCAGAGCAGAACGCGCACGAGAGTCCAGATAGTATTGATTGGTGCCCTCGTTGATGTTTGTGGTGGTAAGCACCACAGCACCAGTTTGAGAGTTGACAGAGGTCACCAAATTGGATTGGTCGATCTTCTGCCAGACCGTACCATTGAACATCAGCCAATCACCGATCTGCCAATCAGTGATGCCATCCAGGTTCGTCGATCCTGCCGTCGCAACGATGTAGTAGTAGCCGTTTGTACCAACACCAGACGCTAGGGTCGGCGTGTTCGTCGATGCGTTCCAAGTGCCTTGGTAGCTCAAGCCACCAGCAACCGATGCCCAAGACAGCACAGAGCCGTTTGTCGTCAGGAACTTGCCTGCTTGGCCAGTTTGGCTGGGGATTAGGTTGTTGATTTGGGTCTGGAGGCTTGCCAATGTATCAAGCACTGATTGGCTAGTGCCGCCACCATTGGTAATCACCTTGATCTTTTCAGCGAGATCAGGCGCAACCACCTCACCCACATTGATCGTCCTGCCGCTAGATAGGCTAATGATCAGACTACCGTCAAAGTCGATGTGCGCGTCAGTTACTGATACGCCATCTTCACCGTCTTTGCCATCACGGCCATTCAGCCCGTCTTTGCCCTTTGGACCCATTGGCCCCATAGAGCCATCGCGGCCATCCCGGCCATTAGCGCCGTTCCTGCCGTCTTTCCCGTCTTTGCCGTCCTTGATAGACCTAACGCGAGACTCGATCTTGTTGCCAATGTCATCGTATCTATCGCGTATATCAGACTCGATCTTCTTGAGAGCCTGAATGACCAGTTGAGCGTTCTCGCCAACCTTCTGTTTCTGTAGCTCCCGCGTCTTCTGGACAGATTCGCGGATAGACATCAGAACAGCCTTCTGCTGTTCCTCCGTCATCCCCTTGAGAATCAGTTGTTTGGCGAGGCTTTCAACGTCCATTGCTCAACTCCCTGGACAATTCTTCCAAGAAGTCTTCTTCCATGCCGGTTACCTTGTTCTTTTTCTCGGCCATCTGGAGTTCGACGATCTTAGACTTGTTTTTGATGTCTGCCTCTTTGAGCATCAACTCGGCAATCTTAACCCGCTTGTCAAACTCGCTAGCCTCTTGACCTTGCGGCAGGTTCGTAGTAGTCGAAGCGATGACTTTGGCCTGTACCTCTTGCGGCATAAGTTGCGCTTCAGTGAGCAATTTCTGCGCTTCAGCACGATTCTTCTCGGCCTGGGTCGTTTTGTCAGCGATCTGAGCCTGAGCCGCTTGCAACTCCAACTGCCGTGCCGCCATAGCCATTTGCTGGGCTTCTGGATCGGGCTGCGACATCTGATCAAGGGCTGCAATCAACTCGTACCTGTTCGACAGGCTGGAGTTGTTCAAGATGCCCTTCAAAATCAGCGGCAGAACCGGCGTATTCGGCCCCAGAGTCTGCAGCAGACCGATGAATTGCTGCTGCTCGTACTCACGAGCAATGATGCCCAAGGTTGCAGTCGGGATGAACTTCATATCCACGCTCGGATACCGCTCAGAATCGAACTGCATGTACCTAAACGCCGCCTTCTGGATGAACGGGATCAAGAAATCTTCTTGGAAGTTCACCAGAGTGCGCTTGTACTTCTTGATGATTGTTGCAACGGCAGTGGACATTGCCTGCCCATCACGCGCACCGTTCGTGACCATGCCCTGGCTGTCTAGAGTGCCCGTTGCTTGCAGCAACATACGCTCAAATTCTTGGGCGGTACGCAGGTTATCAGGGCTGTTCTGGCCAAACTTGAAGGGATACAGGATCTCGGCAGGGTTACCGTTGACCATGAACGCTTTACCGGGTTTTACTTCAAACCTAGCACCCCTCGGCAGGCGCGTAGCATCCATGCCCATCATCGGAGCAGTCGTCAGAGCCAGAGAATCCAGGTGCGAACGGATCTGGGCATCGATAGCCTTCTGCATGTTGTAGGACTTTTCAACAGTCCCACGGCCCAGCAAGCGGTTCGGCACGGTGTCGTCTTGGTACGAGATGACCGGACGATCCTTCATCATGTACGGGTTCTCTTCTGCCTTCAGAAGCATCGAACCGTTGGCGATAACCACAATAGCCTCGACCATATCCGTGTAGTCTTCAGCCACGGAATCGTCAGGAAACAGCACAACTGTCTCGGTGTCCTTCTCCTGAAGGTATTCACGCGGCACGAGACCATAGTATGTCAGCAGCAGAACCTTCTCGTCTTGGTACTGGCTAGGCTCTTGAGTCGGCTCAAGATCGGAATCCTCGTAGGTAGTCCCGATGTTGACCTTCTTGTAGATTCCTTTTTCGATTCCTTCGACGACTTTGTGGATTGAGACATACTTTTCGATGGCCACGCCCATGCAGTCGTCAATAGAGGTGCCGTTGGGGTCAAACAGGAAGTTTTTCGGGTTGACCGGATTGAGCTTGACAGCCATGCGGTTCTTTTCAATCACACCGATGGCGGCTTGCCCAGGCTGACCAGGGATGGGCTGGGTTGCTGGCTCAAAGATTTTCTCGGTCTTGACGATGATTTCGCCAATGCCAGTGCCGTAGATCTCTGCCATCAACTCAATCTGGTCGATAGACTTGCGGATCTTGTCCTGCTTGAAGTCCTCCATGAGCTGTGCCTTGAGGATAGACACATCGAGAGGATTGCCATTCACATCCCTGAGATCATCTTGGATGTCAAAGAACTCGCCCTGGCCAAAAATGGCCTCCATGATCTCGGCATGGCGGGTTTCGACGGCTTGTTGGGTAGCTGGAGTGACGATGCGGGAACGCTCGGAGTCACGAACCTTGTCTTCAGCGGCCCACTCGCCACGGAAGATGCGCTCGTATTCCAGCCAAGAGTCTAGAAAGTTGGTGTTTCGGTAGTCGCGCCACCGATCACAGTGATCTACGACAAACGCCGTCAGTTCTTTGTCGTTCTCTGTCGGCTCGTAGAACTCATTTTGATCCATACTAGACTCCTGATATTACGTCGATAGGCTCCCAGCCATCATCAGCCTCTTCAAAGTAGCTTGTCACAGCCAACTGGTCGATATAGCTGAGTGCATCTGGCAGATCATCGTGTACCCCTTGCGCGGGAAACATCAGAAGTTGGTCAACAAAGTCGTCCCAATTCTCTTCGCTGTTTAGCACTATTCTGCCGTGTTCAAACCGGCCTTGCAATGCCCACACGATTCTATCCGTTTTCTTGCGATTTCCGTGAGTTAAATCAACGATGTGCGAAAACACGTTGTTTTTCCTCATGAGATCGCTCAAATACGGCAAAACCGCGTTCTTTAGCGCCCCCCGCTCAATTCCGACACTCAATGGCCGGTAATCCCGCATCTTGGTCAGAATCTTAGTGGCTGTTTCCCGGATATCCCACCTGCCGTGGTCGATCTCCTGGACGAACCATTTGCCCTCATCCGTGACCTTGACTACCGCAATGGCCGACTCATCTAGCCGTTTTTTGGAGTTTGCAGCCTGTTTGGCCACTTCCTCGAAGCCAGCCAGATCCACAGCCACAAAATAAGAGCCATAAGGCGGTTCTTCGCCATATTTGATCCACTCTTCCTTGAAGACATCCGATCCAGCATTGGAGAAGCTGGCCATGTATTCCTGCTTAAAAGCGAAGCTGGACAGCGTTTTCTTGGCAGACTCGATCTCGTCCGGATCTATCAGCGGGTTGTCTTTGGTCGTGAAGTGCCAGGACTTCCAATCCTTGTCATCGCCATCCTGGCCCAGCTTCCACAGGTCGTGAAACCAGTTCCTGCCCTTTGGCGTTCCAATGAAGATAGCCTTGCCCTTCTTGTCGGACAGAGAAGCGCGGATAACCTGCTCCCAGGCTTGGGGCTTGATGTCTGCAACCTCGTCCAGCACCGCGAACGTCAGAGACACGCCTCGCAGTGTGTCAGGACGATCAGAGCCACGGACGTAGATTCTGGCCCCGTTTATCAGGGTAATGTCCA